TCAATGCTCCAACGCCATAACTTCACAGTATTTCCTCCTCCGGTTGCCAGACGGGTTCCTTTAGAATTGAACGCGACACAGGTAATTGGTTGGCTATGAGAAATCGTCATCATCACGCGCACCGCATTCGCGGTGCTCCAACATACTGCGGTACCGTTCGAGCTACCTGCTACCAGAATGGTTCCGGCAGGGTTGAATGCGACAGAATTAACACATTGTCTCTCACTCCGGGGTTCCAGGTACAGAGTTTCTCTATTAACAGACAGATTCCACAACTTCACGTATCCATTCAAGTGACCAGTTGCCAACATATTTTGATTGGTTGGATTAAACGCCAGCGAAGAAACGGGCGAGTCATTTTTTACATACCACCATTCTCTCATTCCGACAGGGTTAGCCCACCACATCTTAGTTTTACGGCCGCCCGCTGCTAGATTTCCATGAGAATCAAACGCAACAGCGCGAACATCATAATCTGATCTACAGTAACTATTGATGTCATCATTATATGACACGAAGAGTGTGTCTCTGTGTGTAATCGAAGGGTAGTGCAAATTATCGTACTTCCATATGTTTGCGGTCAGGCAGCTACCAGTTGCGATACTAATATCGGACTTAACTACTACCTTTGAGGTCTTGGATTTGGATTTGGATTTGGATCCGGAATCGGATCCGGAATCGGATCCGGAATCGGATCCGGAATCGGATCCGGAATCGGAATTTGAGAATGAAGCACGGGGTTTTTCTTTATCAATAACGGCAACAGACTTAACGGCGTCAGCGTGTTCCAGAGTTGCTAAACAACGAATGTATATACTCATTTCACTCAATACTTTTAGTGTATGTATATTAATGTATATTAATATTGTATATATAATATATTATGAAATTGTATACAATATATTATGAATAAACAATTAATACGGTATAATAACACAATACCGCAATAACACAAATGAACTGCTATTTAGCTGGAACAATAGGCATTGCCCTTCTAGGAGCCACATTTTATACGATGAACGCCCAGCAGGTTGCGAAGGACTATCGATCGCTGGAAGCATATGACAATATTGTGAAGGAACGAAGCAATATTTACTTCCAGGGTACGCTACAGGGTTTATATTGGGATCGTGCGTTGCAATTCCGCTAGTCTACTGCTTCTGTTGACAATCTATGCCGATGCCGGTCGACATTAAACGTAAATCACAGTCATCAACATCAACGTCGACAACATCTTCCTCTTTGGATGCCTGTTCCTGTTCCTGTTCCTGGTCCTGTTCCTGTTCCTGTTCCTGTTCCTGTTCCTGTTCCTGGTCCTGGTCCTGTTCCTGGTCCGGTTCCGGTTTGGGTGTGACGGGTTCGGCTATCGACTCCGAGGCAACCACTCCGTGTTTATAATAATGGATACCAATATCATTTAAATTATGAAACATTTTCTTCCATGCATCCCAGTAACCAATTTCAACGTAGTTGAGATAACTCGACCCATGATGAGCGCCATCCGCCTTCTTCCATTTGGTACAAAATTCGCGAACAACCGGCGAGGCAAGTACATTTTTGTATTGCGGCATCGACGGAAACAAATGATGCTCAATTTGAAAATTGAGGTAACCCATAATCCAGGTGACTAATGCCGACCGCGTGCTTATATTCACGCTATGCCCTATGGCGTACTCAAACCAGCGCAGAGATTCGGTTTCCGGTATCACTCCTGTGAATGTATGCGACAGTGAAAAATGGCCAAATAAGTAAATGAAATTAAACACATTGCAGATCATGTATAGAAAATAGCAATACACTATAGTGATATTGGCCTCAATTGGAGAAAGCAAATAAAAGGTAGAAGGAATGACAATGTGTGACAAAGCTATAAGTGAAAGCTCCGATACAGCTGAAACCGATTTTTTGGACATGGCGTGACGAAATGCGCGCTGCGGGTGTAAATAGTACGTCCAAAACAAATGAACCAAAACGCCGTTGGTTACGGGAATGAAAAGCCATGCTTGAAATCGCATCCACAACCGAACCAGCCGTTCAGCGAATTTGTTTTTATACAGCTGTTGCATACGAGTATTATTCTCAAACGCGGTTTTAAAAAACGCGACAAACGGCGTAGTGTCAAGATCAATATCATGATTTATCCTTTGTGGCGCAGCGTGATGTTTATTGTGCATGGAATTCCACAGCGTACTGCTAACGCCTCCTCCGAATCCCAGTGTTACCATTTGAATACCGCGATCCACAGACTTTATACCTGTTAAACTGAGATGCCCGGCTTCGTGTTGTACCCACCCGCACCGAGTTTTGAATACTATAAATGCCAGCATGGACGCGTACACATTGTACGGTACAAGAAAAACGCCCATCCCAAAAAAGAAGACTAATTCCAGGAGCCGAAAGTATACGTGAATATAATCGGGTTCAAAACAGCCCATTGTATCAAGTTGCTGGCGCATAATTCGGAAATCGGTACATATTTCAGGTTCTATTACGGGTTCTACTACAGGTTCAGATTCGGAATTCGAATTCGAAATCTTTGGAAGTGATGCGAGCGTAGCCTTTGCTCTTGCGGATCGCGAGTGGAATTCCCTAAACGCGTCACCCGCATCATCCGCGCCTTGGCCGGCATAGTTAATAATTGACCCACCGGGATGATTGAAATTGGTGATGTCGTATACGACTCCGTCTAGTCGAATCGTTTTCATTTATTTTTATTGTTACAAAGTTCTCTTATTATGTATATGTGGTACGTTTATATATTTATACTCAATAATATAATAATCAAAATAAATATAAAAACAAATTGACGACTAAATGGTAACTACCTTGTAGATCGAAACATATCGTATCGTCAAATCATCGTCAACCAGAACTAGTAATGGAATCATCGGCAGTGGCAACGGTAGCGGCAATAGCAGGGGGGCGTCAAGCACCCACTACGCAGTGCTTAAACCCCCTCATCGTAAAGGAGGGGTATGGGGAACCTTTGGTTCCCTGTGAGCAACGAGATATAACCGCGGATTCTGCTGAACATGTATATAAAAATAATAGCGAGGATGATCGACGACGAACGCTTCAAACGGACAAGTATATCGAGACTCCTTGGGATATCATTTCGGGATATTTCCAAGGTAAGCATTTGGAACAGCTTGTACGACACCAGCTGGAGTCGTACAACAAGTTCATTGGCGAATTCATTCCCGCCACAATTGAAATGTTCAATCCAATATGTGTTTCTTCCGACCAAGATTATGACCGCGTCTCCAAAAAGCACGCGCTCACCGTACAAATATCGTTTGAAAATTTCAGCGTGCATCGCCCACAGATTCACGAAAATAACGGCGCAACTCAAGTCATGTTTCCTCAAAAGGCGCGCATTCGAAATTTTACATACGCGTCCACAATGACGGTCGATATGCGCGTACACTATATCATTCGAACTGGTGAAAATCTCAACAACGTACACACCGTGCATACAACCTTTCCAGGCATTCATCTCGGGAAACTCCCAATCATGTTGAAATCCAGCATATGCGTTCTCACCCAGTATCCGCATTTGAGTACCGATGTTACCGGCGAGTGCTCACATGATGCCGGAGGGTACTTCATTATCAACGGAAGCGAAAAAACAGTTTTGGGACAGGAGCGAGCTGCAGAAAATAAGGTATACTGTTTCAATGTCTCGAAAGGAAATACCAAATGGAACTGGGTCGCCGAAACCAAATCGGTACCCGACCATAAACAAATTTCCCCGAAACAGCTCAATATTATGATCGCCGCAAAATCAAACGGCAGCGGGACCCCAATTTATGTGCAAGTGCCACGAATCAAAACTCCAATTCCGCTATTTGTTCTGTTCAGAGCGCTTGGCGTGATTCCAGATAAAGCGATCTGCGAAATCATCCTTATGAGACCGTGCGACGGAACGAATCCACAGCTTGACGCGGATTCCGCCGAAAATTCAAAGGAGCTGCTTAACGCGTTGACTGCATCCGTTATCGACGCGAATGCGGTGCTAAGTCGCGAAGAAGCCATCCGCGTCATTGCAGGAAGTTCACCAGTGTCGTACTATGCATCAAATACAACAAACACAACAAATGCAAATCCAACAAATCCTGAAAAGGACTCAGCGACAGTAAAACGCCGCATGGACTATATATCCGATATCTTATCAACCGATATGTTTCCGCATTGTCGCACCGAGACGCAGAAGGTATACTTTCTGGCATACGCCGTCTTGAAACTGCTCAAGGTGAGTCTGGGTCACCTCGCGCAAGATGATCGCGACTCGTACCTCAACAAGCGAATCGATACAACCGGCGTTTTACTGAACAACCTGTTCCGGAGTTACTTTCACAAAGTCGTAAAGGATCTCACCAAGCAAGTGATTCGAGAAATAAATACGGGATCATGGCGGTCTACGGAAAATCATATGCAAATCATCACACGCACCAACATTCCCAAAATCGTCAAGTCTACCACAATTGAAAACGGACTCAAGCGCGCGTTGTCTACGGGCGACTTTGGGATCAAGAGTATGACCCCTACTACCAAAGTCGGCGTTGCGCAAGTACTGAATCGGCTTACATACGTCTCAAGTTTGAGCCATCTTCGCCGCGTGAGCACCCCGATTGACAAGAGCGGTAAACTCGTCGCACCCCGAAAACTGAACCCGTCCACTTGGGGGTACTTTTGTCCCGCAGAGACCCCAGAAGGCGGTAGCGTTGGTGTTGTGAAGAATATCAGCTACATGACCCATATCACGGTGCCAACTTCATCCGAGACGATTTACATTCAGGCGGAGCCGTATATACAACCTCTGGACGCGTGCAGCGGACCGCGCGATGTTATGGGCAAGGCAAAAGTATTCATCAACGGTGCATGGATTGGAACCACCGACTGCCCGCTAAAAATGTTCCAGGATTTCAAATCGAAGAAAATGGCCGGGCTGATCAACGTCTACTGCTCCGTCGCGTTCGACTACAAGCAACAAGAAATACGAATCTGCAATGACGGGGGTAGACTAACGCGCCCGCTGTTGCGGGTTAAAAACAACATGCCGTTTCTTACGGACGATATCCTCGCCGGTATAAAATGCGGGGCGCTGCGATGGGACGATTTCATCACCAATATGCGAACCGAGCAGTCGATCCTGGAATACATTGATCCCGACGAACAAAATTTCAGTATGGTTGCAATGACGCATGCGCATTTGAAAGAGAATCGCGAAAACCATTTGATGAAATTTACGCACTGCGAAATTCATCCAAGCACCATGTTTGGCGTTCTAGCGTCATGCATTCCGTTTCCCGATCATAACCAGGCGCCTAGAAACACGTACCAGTGCGCTATGGGAAAACAAGCCATGGGAGTGTATGTCACAAATTATCACTCGCGACTGGACAAGACGGCGTACGTTTTGTCGTACCCGTCGCGCCCGCTCGTGGATACTCGCGTCATGGGCATGATTAAACTGGATGAGATTCCATCCGGCGGAACCATCATTGTAGCGATTATGACATATACGGGATACAATCAGGAAGACAGTGTATTGGTGAACAAGGGCTCAATTGACCGCGGGATGTTCATGGCTACCATTTACCATACCGAGAAGGACGAAGACAAGAAAATCAACGGCGATGAAGAAATTCGGTGCCGTCCCGACCCCAAGCGAACCAAAGGAATGAAATTTGGAAACTATGAAAAGGTCAATGCGCGAGGCGTTATTCCCGAAAACACGCTTGTAGAAAACCGCGACATTTTGATTGCAAAGGTTGTACCCATCAAAGAGAACCGCAGCGATCCTACCAAAGTGATCAAATTCGAAGACGCCAGTCGCATTTACAGGACCACAGAAGAGACGTACGTTGATAAAATATGCATGGACCGAAACGGGGAAGGATACTGTTTTGCTAAAGTGCGAACGCGCGCACTGCGCAAGCCCGTGATCGGAGACAAATTCTCATCACGTCACGGACAAAAAGGTACGTGTGGCAACATTATACCCGAGTGCGATATGCCGTATACTAAGGACGGAATCCGACCCGACATCATCATCAATCCTCATGCAATTCCATCTCGAATGACCATTGGTCAACTCAAAGAAACGCTCCTTGGAAAGGTTCTGGTGCAACTGGGCCTATTTGGAGACGGCACCGCGTTTGGGGATTTTGAAATCAATGACATTAGCACGGAACTGCTGCGCCTGGGATTCGAGAAACATGGAAATGAAGTGATGTATAACGGCTTAACTGGTGAACAGTTGGATAGCGACATTTTCTTGGGACCGGTGTTTTATCAACGACTGAAGCATATGGTGGCCGACAAGCAGCACAGTAGATCCATCGGACCCATGGTAAATTTGACGCGTCAGCCTGCAGAAGGCCGGTCTCGCGACGGCGGTTTCAGGTTTGGCGAGATGGAGCGCGATTGTACGGTTGCCCACGGCGCGTCGCGATTCACGCGGGGGCGGTTATACGACTGTTCGGACAAGTACCAGGTTCACGTGTGTCGCGACTGCGGCATGATTGCAGTATTCAACGATGCGGCCGGGGTACACATGTGCAGAACGTGTGAAAACCGAACCGACTTCGCACTGGTTCAGATACCGTATGCGTGCAAGTTGCTCTTTCAGGAACTTCAGACGATGAATGTCGTGCCGAGAATTATTACATAGGGGGGCAGAGCCCCCCCCCCTCAAACCCCTCTCTGCACAGTGGGGTTTAAGCACGGCGTAGTGGTGCGGGGAACCCAAGGTTCCCTGGTGAAATCAATGAATAAATATAAAAATATAAAAACGAGTTAATTCATTATTTTATATTTTTATTTTTTGTATGCGTTGCGTAAAATTAGATGATTCATATTATTCATTATATTATTCATAACATTCTATAATTTGGTGGAAGAAGTGCAGTGAATCCGGTAATTCGTCCCGACTTTATGGATGTTAAGGTAGAACTAGTTAAATTGGTTGAAGCGTCTACTGTTGCGTTATAGAGGTTCGCACTTGTCAAGTCGCAGCTACTAAAAGTGGACTTGGATAAATTTGTTCCAGACAAGTCGATTGAAGTCATGTTTTCTGAAGTATACGATTGGTTTTGTCCAACAATAACAAACTCGATAATGTTGTTTATGGTAACTGTGGCATAGTTTGTTGTTCCGTACTGAGTTACATTTACTGTAGTTCTGCCGGGTCCAACAATTCTCACATTTGGAGATGATGCGTTGGGTACGGTTATTATCGCACCATTGTTTGACGAAAACTGTCGCGTATATCCTGATTCTCCATTGGTTGAGAACACGTCGAAATTTATGTTGTCGTTTGAAATGTATTTTGTAATATACTTATTTTTTGAAACGGTCAATGTGGGAGTTGCTTGATATACAGTTATCGTTCCATCTACAGTCCCAGCCAAAAAATTACCCGACGCTGCTTGAGATGCCCGAATGTTTGTAGTGCCCGGTCTCAAAATAGTAACAGTTGTTCCAGAAATGCTAACACTATTTCCGCCTATCACACTGTAAGTAAACGACCCGCTGCTATTATTCGTGGAAGGCTGGGTTATTATAAATGCGCCATTACCATACGTTACAGTCATGTTGTTAAACGTTAACGTTGGTGTTACCGGTGGTATAATGTCGGCAAACATGTACACCATTCCACGTGCGGCGTCTCCACCGTCTTGATAACTTTTATCTTTGCCATATGGCCAAGTTAAACCACCCGAACTACCGCCTGCGCCCCATCCGGAGCCCCTTAAGTAGTTACCTGGATAACTAAATGAATCATTAATTACACCCCCTCCACCGCCTCCACCTTTATGAGTAGTACCCGGGCCCGGCGTTCCGCCTGCACCCGCCCTTATATTATAGAGATTTTTTCCGCTCATAAAATTTATTGCTGCGGTAAATTCTGCTGTACCCATACCTGTGCCAGGTGTCTCGGTGGCGCCAGCCCCTCCATTTGAACCGCCACTTCCTCCATTCCCTCCACCTCCAAGGTTCCCTCCACCTCCACCACCAGATGAACCGCCGCCATAATAAGCTGGGTAACCGCCTTCAGCACTATATGACGTTCCTGCTATATTGATAGTTGTCGTTCCTCCTCTACTTCCAGCACTTCCCTCGCCGGCTTTCCCGCCGGTTCCTCCAGCTCCAATTGTGACAGTTACAGTTTGCCCTGGACTTAGAGTACCCCCATATGTTGCAGTAGTTATGAAACCGGCACTACCTCCTGAATACCATGTACCCGCTCCTCCCCCACCACCGCCAATCAGAAATACTTTAATATTTTCGAGATACTGTGTCACCATCTCTGTAGTGTTCGTTGTGAAGGCGCGTCTGTCCATGTCAGTATGTTTTGTATTTATTTATATTTTTATATTTTTATAATTTTATTTTTATTTTTACTATATTCGCAGTTTGTCAACTTTGTCTTGGATATTATGACTCTCTTGTCTAGCAGCCGGATCTATAGCTGGACTGTCGAGTCGTTCTAACGCGACGTTCAATTTAGCCTTTCCGCTTTGAAGTAGCGTTCTTATTTGAGGATTGTGAACTTCTTCCTTATTCCACTCCTGAATTGAAAGTCGAGTCCGTTCGGCTTGTTCCGATTCTGCATCTGATCCATCATGGCTCTCGTCGCCGGAATCTTCCTCTCCCTCTTCTATACGCGGTTGTGCCATATTTTTTCTCATCTGAACAAGTGGCAACGATTTCGCCAGTTCCAGCCCTAAATTCATTGGTACTGGTGCTGCTGCTGGTTTTACAGGTGCAACATCTTGAACTTGTGGCTGTAGGACCTGGGGTTGTGCCTGAGATGGTAAACCAACATTCCATTTATTAATAAAGTCAGCAATTCTCTCGTTTTTATTATACAATGCTGCAACCGGTTCGGACATTTTTATATCGTCTTTACGAATTGCGAATCCCAGTTTGTCATCGCCGTCGCCGTACTGAACAATCCCGTACACTGGAAAACTATTCATTGAATGCATGGAGACCATTACGCAATACGATTCCGATTCCGATTCTGATTCCGTTGCTGAGTATAAAATACGAGCTCGAGAACCAGACCCAGACCCAGAACCAGAACACCCGTTGCAAAAAAAGCTGGCACTTAAATCGTTTGGATGCCCGCCTTCATGGCCAGCGGAATAGAGTATAACCGGAAGTTCATACGCGGTTGACAGGATCCACAAATCCAGCGGGGTTAGGGTATACACCGAGCTTTTAATTGCATTCTCGATTGTCAGTATGCCGCTTATTACGTCCCGGGATAGTCTATTCATTTGAATACCGCTCTTCATCCACAGGTTACATACTTTCATTGGCGTGACTGTCTTATAGGTTCTGAATATATCATCGTACGTTTCAATTAGTTTTTGTTTTACGGCAGCCACATTCTCTTTCAGGCCGAGCTTGTTGTAAACGTGCAGCAAATTTATGAAAAGCGCAAGCGTAATGTCTCCATTTTTTACAATTTTGGCATCGAGTATATCCCCTGGAAATACGCCCTGAAACACTTCCATGGTATACGGCACGCGCTTCGGCTCTAAACACGCTAATACTGATTTTGGAGCCGACATTTTCACCACCTCTTGGCGCGTCTGCACATGGGTTTTCATTTGCGCCTCGGTGATTGCATTGCGTCGGTGCGTTTCAACCACCCGTTTACGTTTTACATTGAATACCGAGGTATTAATATTCATAACCTGCTTTGCTTGACCGACATCCGGCTGATTGGCTTCATTCGTAAAGTACCCGTTTTGAGAGTCGGTTCCATCAATCATGGATTGAGTCAACATTAGTTCATCCTCACACACCACTTGTGGAATGCGAGACGCAATATAGTAATCATTGGGGCGTTCCGTAAACATAAAATCTCTCATTCTGGGATACCGAATCAGCTCGTCTGCTAACCGGGAATAAAATAACGGTTCCATCAAGGTTCGTTTCGAATTTGGATTTGGATTTAAATCGACACCTTCACGATGAAACATGAGCCGATGTGCCGGGATGCGCAATCGACACGTCGAATTACTATTCGCACGATCATCGTCGCGCGCACAGTATGCGCGTGTACCGTCACACGATCCGGGCGCAATACACGTTTCGATTCTAGATAATGCGCTGGTGTCATAATCAACAAAATCAACACTGTTCTGCATAAGGCTCCGTAAAAGGGCCGTTACTCTGGCGAGTTTATTTTCATAATCGGACGGGTTATCATTTTCAGAGAAAACAATATCGTAAATTTCTTTAGAAATCGACTCAGTTCCTGCGTCTACATCTGCGGGTTGTTCTGGTTCGTCAAAATCTGAACCTGCAGCAGCAGCAGCAGCAGCAGAAGCACTAAAATCCGACGAGGGACTATTTAACAAATGACGAGCAGTTATTCGAAACACATTATAAAAATTTGCCTCCAGTTCAATCATTCGTATAAATTTTGAACGACTTGACGTATTGTAGCCTCTGTCTAATAATACGGCCATGTCGACGGTATGATGATCCTTTACACCGATCGCATTTGCGGTCGCCGTGGCCATACCAATGTCCATAACAGTTCCATCTGGAAGACGCTGGACGGGTTCCGGCGAAGATATACGAACGAACTGGTTGGTTTCCGTGAGTACTCCAATGATAAGCGGGTTCGGCGTGTCAGCGTCATCGGTAACATTCACAACGGGTTGGCATGGAAGCCCGGTTCGATCGTGAACGAATTTCAGAAATGATAGAGTCAGCTGGTGCGATAACCACGGAATCGTTGAATCGTCAACGTATTTCAACGCATATTTTGGACCATATCCAACGCCGTATTGCCTGGCTTGTTTATCGGATTCGTCGCTTATAATTATTTCAGATGATTCTGTAGGAATATATCCTGAAAGTGAAAGAGCTAAGCCGGGTCGATTTTCGGGAAAGTAGGATGCAATGAGTCCAACTACGCGATTGTCGTAATTCAGAACTTGCGAATCAATATTAAATCCGGTTTGAAGTAGCATACGCTCGACACGTTTCGCGTGAACATTGGGTCGAAATTTGCGGCCCATATCCATATCCTGTGCCCGGGGTCCGGTACCTGGAATAAAATTCATTCGAGAAATTACGGGAGGACAGTACACGGTTTGAAGGTTTCTGATATACTCAATGACGTGCTTTATATTTTCAAACATCACTGGATGCGGACTGCTTTGAACACTTGTATGTAAATTGAATAAAAACTGAACCGTGTTATCGCCGGTTGTTTTTTGTTGTCCGTATAAACAGATGGGTTCATAAAATGATACGCCTCCGATGGTACGTTTCACGATAAACGCGACCGACTTTGCATGATCAAATATTTGTTCGGCATATCGATTGGGAGGGCATAACACATTCACGCTGTGCGTATCGTCGTTGTTTGGAATGTCGAGAATAAACATGTTTATTCCGCGTTTAAAAATGCTCGGATTGGGCGAGGTGATTATTTCCCATAAAAGCGCATGATCCAATACGGTCGACTCTTGCAGCATCAATTCCTTGAACCGAAGTAGAGCCGCGCATATGTGATAAAGAAATGCTTTTTTTTCCGCGGCATCCGCGCCCTCGCCCGAATCATCCGAGATAAGTTTTTCATAGATAGCACTTGCCTTTATTTCATCGGGTATATTCGCCGTAAGCCATTCTCGGATTTCATCGTTGTCGGCAGTCGCTATCGCCATATCTGATTCAGAAATGAACTGGGTTACCAGCGATCCATTATTGTATGATACAAACGTATCCAGTGAAATCGAATCGACGATCAGTTTGCGCATATCGGCAATACTTGGTGGAGGTTTCCTGGGATTTGGGTTATAAATGCACGCAATTGCTCCCAAAAATGACTGCGTAACGCTGTGTTCAACCCCGCGCCGCAGCAAACAGCCCATGGTAACCTCGCACTTGTCGGTTGTATTAAAAAACCGCTGCAATGCAAGTGGCAAGTGCCCCAACTGCATCTGCTTGAGTCTGCTGTCAGCTTTTAAGATCCGATCTCGGTCTACATCGCGTCCAGCCGCTGCATCTGCTACTCCGAATTCCGCTGCTAACAGAGTTTCAGAAGAAGAAGAAGAAGAAGAAGAAGAAGAAGGCTGCTGTAATCTTGATACGGATCGCGATTGTTCCTCTTCTTTGATTTTACGGTTAAGTTCATCCAAAGGTGGAATGATTCCGGTAACTAAAATTTCATTTTGCCAGTTTGGAATAATGCCTATACCATATGTTGGAATATTCAATTGCGAAGGAGGAGACAATTTGGTTTTATCATTTGCGTCCTTTGCTTCCTTTGCGTCCTTTGCTCGTTTCTTTTCCGCTTTATACTTTTGAATCAGCGCTTCGTGTCGTTCTTCGGCGTCCCGTTTTTGTTGTTTGATTTTCTTCATTTCTTCTCCACTCACGCGAATCGAGTTAAGCATTTGGCTGAAACAACACGGCATTTTTCGTCCATCCTTTTCTTCAACTAGGCCTGGGAAAAGTGGAGTATAAACGCCATCAACTGAAAACTCTTCAATGTAGGTAGGTAATTTACCGCTGTTTCCAGATTTCAATCGCTCAACGTCGATGTCGTTCACAGGAATACCTTTCGCGCTATTCCAGTACCGAGGACAAATGTACCACCGCATTTTATCCCGCGTGCTTCCAAACCGAATCGCATAAACCACCGGTTTTCCATTCAATTCGCCACTGTATCTCCAAAAACTGGTTTTATTCCAATCAATTTCGCCGTTTTTCATGACATGTGGCCAATCACTCGCATTGTCCCTACTCAGTATGCCCGACGTTTTTTCGTACGCTTCCATTTCTTTATCGGTCAATGCGATTGGCTGGTTTTTGTTCATGTTTGATTTGGACCGACGAGTACAGCAGCTGGCGTACAATTTGGTTCCAGCTCCAGGCTCGGAATCAAACAGATTGGGATCTGTGTTTTTAAGTATAGAAAGCAAACTTTTTGGCACCATTCCAAATTCGTCGCCGCGGCTCGGTTCTAATGCTGCAGCATCGTCATTGCTATCGTCAGATATGGAAGACGAAGAACTTCTACGGTCTGAGCCGCGACTCAGGCCACGGCCTCTACCGCGACCGCGACCGCGACCGCGACCACTACCACCGCGACCCCTACTCCGGCTCCTACTCCTACTTCTACCCCTATTTATACTCCTACTTCTACTTCTTTTGCCGCCACTAAAATCAAATTCATCATCTGAAGAATCGTCCGATAATTTTACTGCAGTTGTTTCCGGACTCTCTCTAGGCAGTGGTATTCCCGCTGCAGCCGCTGCTGCTACCGCCGCTGATGCCGCTTCTCCGGTGGGGGGCTTTGCCACATGCGCGGTGGGGTTTAAGGGGGCGCTTGACGCCCCCAGATTCGCGGTGGGGTTTAAGGGGGCGCTTGACGCCCCCAGATTCGCGGTGGGGTTTAAGGGGGCGCTTGACGCCCCCTCAAAACACATTTCTTGTATCGTTTCTCTCGAAATATTCGTCATCTCTTCATGAAAAACGCGCATGAATGAGTCTACATAAATGGGGACGGTACTCAACATGTGGATGCAGGTTATGCCTGAAACGATAATCAGCGTATACGGCCCATCATTCTTATCCAAATTTCCCATCTGGAAAATGAGTTTTAGTCCATTCGACTTGCTCGTATTACCCACCGCCGTGACTCGATTGTAATCAGACACTCGTTTAAAATCATAAACCGATGTGGTTGTTTTACCTCCGTCTGTTAGGATATTTTGCTGTCCCGGTTCCGGGAGAAGCACACTGCTTCCGCATTTGGAAATTAACTTGAAATCGACGCGTTTCGAATGTTTTATTTTGAATTCGTATCGCATGTTGACTATTTTCACGTGATCCGTGTCGTATATGGTTTCAAAATTTGGAATAAAACTTCCACCCTGTTCAAATAGACCATTGATTTGAGCCAAAACCGGGTTCAGCAGACGACTGATGACGCGATTGATTTCGCCGACCGAGCAAGATTCGCGTTCATTCGTTTTAATTTCAACCCCTATATTCGCAAAACTGTCAATTTCAATAACGACGTAGTTAACTGCTCTATTCAGGGCAGATGCCGCTTCGCCAAAGTATAAACTAATGCAGTCGATTCGCTGTCTAGATTTACACATTCGATTTATTTTATTAAAATCGCCCATAGTAATCATAGGAACTCGATTTCCGTACTTGTTGACATGCGGTGCGTGCAATTTGAAAACGCTGTCTCCAACTTTTCCAGAGTATCGCATTTTTATAAAGGGAATGGCTTCGCTGCTACACAGGGTTTTAAATATGGCATCCACTGGAAATTTTCGTTCCATCGTAATGGGTTTAAATATCATGCTCAAATAGGATACGCCAGTTGACAAATACGTAAACTGAGACGATGCGCCGCCCAAGTTGGAAATTGTTTTTATTCGACCGTCATATACGTTATACAAAAAGTTAACATGTTTCATCGCGATACCTTTGGGAGAAGTCGTATCGGTTTCAGCGGTATATAATTCCTTAAGCCGGTCGGTTAATTGTACAAAGTCTTCTGCACCGGAACTGACCGCGGCGCGCTCGATTGATTTTAAAAATGGAAAATAGACTTGTTTCATTTGCACAAGCGCGTTATGTTTCATCACGCGTAGCTTGTCATCCTCGTCGCCATCATCTTCATCATCGCTACCCTGACCCTGGGGTTGTTCTCGTTCTCGTTCTCGTTCTTGTTGTTGTTCTTGTTCCTCTTCATACAAATCTTCAATCGTGACGCAGACGTCCGAGTAAGAACACATATAAAGCGTGTTGTACAGCGGCAATCCGTAATTCATGAGCATTTGCCCTGACTCATCTTTGAACGTTTTATCACCTATTCCTGATATGAATGGGGAATTTATGAACGGGTTTGCAGAAAACATGTAGTCTTTATCTGCATCCTGAAATGAATGTCCGAGCGCGGTTATTACGCTGCATGTCATTTCGCCATTTAGAAACAGACTTTCTGCATTCGAATTCGAGTTGTTAACAATTTTTATTTTTTTAATGTCGTTGTATGAATAAATATGATTTTTTCCTATATTGGGTTCAGCGTCGTCGCCGTCGCTGTTGCCGTCGCTGTTGCCGTCGCTGTCGCCGTCGTCGAATGATATTTGGGCACCGTCTATATTTGAAATATAGTTAATAAATACTGGATTCGTTATGGCGGTACGTCCGTTGTTACTAAGATGATTATACACGCTTTGAGTTGTAAGATCCTTTGTAAATCGGGCAAACAAGTACATGGTAGCAGACGTCAGTGGATGATCAGAATCAGGTTGAATCTGGTATTTAGTGATATTTTTTAGTATTTTACATTTAATTTCGTAAATGGTGTCGTCCATATTGATGCGATCGGCAACCAGAACAATCGTCGTTCGCTTAGACGGAAGGTTGGCGAGAACAGCCAGTTCTGACTCGGAAAAAAAACCGGTTCTTTTTATAAATTCGAAATATGCTTCATCGGATTCAATCGGGGCTTTTTTATATATTGCATCGTTACCGCAGAATACGTAAATGTTGTGAATTATATCTTGTTTACCGGCGTCGTCGGCAGCAGCGGCGGTAGCAGCAGCAGTGCGTGGCATATTTACCACGTTGATGTAACGGGCATATGTAGAATGCACCACCTTTACCACGCGCATGTTCTCATATATTGCAAGACCTTCTACGTCGCGATCCTTAACGCCTACACTCATTCTATGTATCGATTGTGTTGGTCGGTTGTATTGTATTTGTATTGTATTATCAAATAATAATTACCTTTAGTTTAGTTTATTATTTAATGTTATTATTTTATTATTTTATAGTTTTTTATTTTCGCGCCCTTGTGCCGCGGCATCTGCATTTCCGAGTATGTTTACGATTCGTACGATTATTACGTTTAATGGCAACCCCTCTCACGGTACGCCGTTTCGCTTTATTTATTTTGTTTCGCCGCCGCCGACTTCCGCCACCAGAAGTGTATAATACACTCTTTCTCGATTTGACACATGTCGATAAATCGTATGGAACCATATTGCCACTTATATAGTTTTTATAATTTAAAAAACATCCAGGACATGGTAATGCAAACAATTGCGAAAAGTATTTAAATTGCAGTGAATTAATCGCCGGTCTAATATTATCAGGAACCCTTTCTTTTATAACCGACAAAATTTCCTCGAATTCTGACTGAAAGTCTTTGTTATCATAATTGTAAGTTTTTAATATATGATCGGGAGGGTTGGCAGCCGGTATCCAGTATGCAGCATATCCAGTTATGTTACTAAACGTATTTTCTTTACCATATCTGGTATCGTATTTTTTATGTATGTAAGAAAACAATTTAGCTTCTGAACACGTACTTCCGTTTGCGCATTCATGAAATCCTGGTCTTTTATCTGCGGGTTTTTTTATCGGTGGAAACATTAAACTTTGACTCTGTGGATTTTCTGGGCGACGGGTTGCAAGATACTTAAGACTATGAACAAAATGCACCCTAAGAGGTGGGTGCATAAGAGCTTTATCATAATCATACTCTTTACCTTTACCTTTCCACGTATCTAGTAGTAACATCCCCTTAACACTATCATGTTCCCTCCTTGACAATACTGCGGTTTGTCTCTTAGCATTTCTATATACGAACGGTATTTTTGGAAATAAATGACTTTGACTTCGACCAAAAATACGTGCTACTTCTGGATCAGAACCGAATATGTTTTCTACTTCTTCGTCGTATATTACCTCGCAATTTGTATTTTTAAGCAGTGTAAATATCAAGCGGATTTTCTTATAATATTGGTCATCTTCTCTTGGGTCTTCGGATATTGTAACATATAATTCACCATCGATATGTAACACACCGAGCATGGCTCTAAGTTCCGAAAACCCTTTAGGCGGAACATCCTTGGCAATTCTAATTATATTTTCATTATACACACGTAACACCAGCTCTAATACCTGAGTATCAGGAATGCCCAACATAAACATACCACCTTTTCCAGTTTTAAACATTGAAGACCTCATGCGTTTAAATATAGAATCTTCGATCTCGGTTGCAGCCTTTTCTTTGATAATACCCATTTTTCGTTTTTTATCGGTTGGGTTGAATGGTGGAAGGTCTGCTGTGGGTGTAGGTACGTGATCTTCTCTCAACTCTGCATCTTGTTGTTCAAGAGTATCTTCTAAGAGTTTCTCTTTACGTTGAAATGAAAGTAGTTCTTTCTGTTGTTGACTTAATTTCTCTTTATATTCAGGACTATCGACTTCTTGATCTACCGGTTCTTCTTCTACCTGAGCAGCAGAAGACGAACTTTCCGCGGCGGCCGCGGCGCCTAAACTGGAAGAAGAAGAAGAAGAAGAAGAAGGTCTTGCAACAACAACTTCTTCTTCTTTTTCTTTGTCTGCTGGAGTTGGTACTGCAGGAGTTGGTACTGATACTGCAGGAGTTAAAAGACTCATTATAATATAACTTTCAATATACAATATTACGAGAAATAAATTATTTTTGATTTTGATTTTGATTTTTAAATGTTTAGAATAATTTTTATATTGTGTAAAAGTATAAAATACTAAACTACTACTAATTACTTACGAATGGCACGAAAAAATAGAACGAAGCGTATGGGCAAGGGCAAGGGCAAGGGCAAAGGCAAACGTAGCTCGATGTTCAAGAGTTCCTTGTTTAAATTCCAGACCCAATCCCAATCGGGTGGAAAATCGCGTAAATATCGCAAATCTAAAAGGATGCAAATGATGGGCGGATGAGGTGGGGGCGGGCCCACCGTTATATAAACTAAATAAATTTAAAAGGTATATGCATACATAATACGATATGAATATATGAATATCGAAATGACGGCACGTTTATAAACTTCTTTAGAAAAGAAGCGAACGCGATCCTGACCTACCTACGTGCACGCATTAACCTGACACAACGCATTTATACATAATATTAAAAATAAAATATTAGATATAAAATCATACAGCGTTACAACGTAAGAATAAGAATATGGTTTTGCATTTGGCTACATGTGAACTATATAATCCATGTATACATGGACAGGATAACAACAGTTCACCCGATATAAACGGTCATTTCTTGTGTGGATATGTATTAGACACGGAATTTAATCCCACGGATTACCCGCTCATCATGCTGCTACCAGTTACAGTTACATCATCAGCTGCAATTGAATGGAGTGTAGAAGATACCGTTTATTGGAAGCAAATGGAGAATGGCGCGTTACTTCCACCAGATGTTGCAAATTCCATGTTAACCTACGGTCACCCCATCATTCGCAACTATCGGGAGATCATTCGAACACGTGGAATCCGACCCTTGGAAATAGTGGAACTTGTTACTCTCGAACCCGGTGACGAATGCGTATGCATTATCAAAACATTGTGGCTACGTATTTTCCAACGACGAATAAAACGATGGATTCAGAATAAAAAGCGCGTAAAGTCTATCTTGAAACATACGCGGTTTTTGTTATTGAGAGAGTGCGGTATCAAATGATATTATTAATAAATTAATAAATAATAATAATAATAATAATAATTATAAATAATAATAATAATCCAATAAATAATGCCCCCCTTACAACGCGGACCACCTCGTAAACAAAGTAGAATAGAAGCTCAATCAAAACTATATGACGACCCTCCCGAACTTAAAAGAAAAGTAAATGAATTGGCGGAGTCTAGTTTTGATATGATGTGCTTACACTATAGAGAACTTCGGGATATTCTGCTTAGATACCCAGGAAATACGGTAAATCAAATAGTAAATGAAATGTCGAGGGAGTCGTCGGCTGCACGGTCTCGGTCTAGAGCTTCGGCGGCAAGCCAACAATTATCACCGCGCCAAGAACGAGAAATGACATACACTCTGCGTAGAACGAAACTAAATGCCGACCGTGTTACTCAAGAATCGGCGCGTTACCGAGAAGAACGTCGTATAATCATTCGACGCATAAAGGACCTTAACCTCGAAATAGATAATATTACAGCAAGGCTAGGTAAATTTGTTAAAGGGTCTCCGACCAAACTGAGAGAATCGAATGTAGTTACGAAGCGCCATTTATACGGCATTGAACGCCTGCAAAAACAAGAAGAATTAATGCACCTTAACGATCGATTATCCGAAATAAATGAAATCATGAATGGCATTCTAAGAAAATATGAAGACAAACGGACTATTGCTGACATAAGTGGGGGTACCCGGGCACGGAAACGCATAATTAACCGTAGGACCAAACATTGCAAATACGGTCGTAAAAACTGGACAATCACGAAGTAAAGAAGTAATATGATATAAAACCAACCAGTATTATAAAATAAAATTTAGTTCAAGTTTTATTTTATATTATTTCATGTTGCAACGTCTCGCGGAGTCAAATAAACGCGTAAAACGGCTGCACAAAGATGACAGCGGGCACGATGCGGTTCCTCACGATGAACGTCAATACTGCAACTTGGTTTGGGATGTTATTGGAAAAGGAACACTTGAAAATAGTAGGAACGGTCCTACGTGGTCCGTATTTGGAGCCGCAATGCATTTTTCGCTCGATAATGACACGCTGCCCCTGCTAACTACAAAACGTGTAGCTTGGGTAACTTGTTTGAAAGAGTTATTGTGGTTTATCAAGGGGACAACCGATAACCGCATTTTAAACGAGCAAGGCGTTCACATATGGGATGCTAATTCTAACCGTGTATTTTTGGACTCGGTCGGACTATCGCATTTGAGAGAAGATGACTTGGGTCCCGTATACGGGCACCAGTGGCGGCATTTTAACGCGCCGTACACGACCTGCGACGCGGATTATACTGGACAAGGAGTCGATCAACTCGAAAATGTAATTTCAATATTAAAAGACCCCAACCAGCGTTCATCTCGACGCATCGTAATGAGTGCATGGAATCCGCAACAACTCAACGAAATGGCACTTCCACCGTGCCATGTTCTGGTACAGTTCAACGTCTCGCGTGGGAACCGGTTGTCGTGCGCACTTTATCAACGAAGCGGCGATGTCGGTCTCGGTGTGCCGTTTAATATCGCGTCGTATTCGCTGCTTACGCATTTACTGGCACATCACTGCGGACTTATCGCTCACGATTTCACGTACGTTCTTGGAAACGCACACATTTACGAAGAACATGTTGCGTCTCTAGAAATGCAGGTTGCGCGAGAGCCGTTTCAGTTTCCAAGCATATCGTTCGCGGGTCCGCCCAAGGCCGATATCAACGACTACGTTCCATCGGATTTTGTACTCAGGGGATACACTTGCCACGAGACGGTTAAAATGCTCATGAAGGCGTAGAAACTACTCCGGTCGGTCTATGAAAAATACTCCGGCCAGTCGTCAATATTCATAAACTGCTGCTTCGCGTTTCCTGAAAGCGAGCTGCGTTTCACTTCATACTTTGAAAATAACGGGTTAGTTAGCTGTTTCGCTGGAACGTGATTGTGAACGGTACGCGCAATCATTTTATAAAGCTTGAAATCAGGATACCGCTCTTTTCCGGATGACTTGTACAGCACGTTTCGCCCTTTATCATCTCGAACCCACTCATCGATTAATGCAATGATTGGATTATTTGCAATCAACTGTTTCACTCGGTCACTATCGATACTATCGATATCTCCCATGGGAATAAAATAATCAAACATCGAACACGCCAGTCTGCACAAGTCAAAACTAAAATTGGGTTCCAGTAACGGTTTTTTCGAGTTCATGTAAGGTGGAAAATTATACTGCGTGGCTGCATCTCCAGATGAATGGAAACTGTCACTGCACATGGTTATATTTTTAAATTTGTATACAGACCTGCCGAAGTCGATAATTTTGAATATTTTTCCAAAGGTCGGAACGCGATAATGTTTTCCATCGTATGTGTAATACAAATACTCTTTTTGAGTTTCAATAAACATTACGTTGTTGGTATGCAAATCATTATGCGTGAATCCGAACAGTTTCTGGTATGCGATAAGTGTCATAATAATTTGCATTAAAATAGAAGACCACTGTTCGGGTGATGTAACTTCATCGTTTTCCATAAGTGCGTCCAATGTATCTTCACATTCTTCCATAAGTATCGCATTGACTGGAAACTTATCGATTTCGACATATATGCCGTCATCTTCATCTTCATCTTCGCTGTCATATTCGCTGTCATATTCGCTGTCATCTTTGTTGCCATCAGCTTCGCCATGATGCTCGCTCTCGCTCTCACCATCACCCTCACGATGATCGCATTTATCGCATTCCTCCTCAGTAACATTGTCTCTGCAACTTGTGTCCGACGTTCTAGAATCATGCGACGATCGTCTAGAGTTAGAGTTATAATCAGAATCAGAATGACGTTTATCATTATAATTATTATCATTGTCTTCTTTTTCGTATGCATGTGCATTATGTATCGTGGGTGCCTTTGTGTAAATATTCTCAATGCCATCAACGACACTAACAATATCAACAACTCCATGACCATGAACCGAGTCACTAAACAACTTTCCTAGACCGGATTCGTCGATCGTATCAAATGTGATGGGTAACACATCGTCAACAACATTCTTTCCACCAGATATAGTGATTTTAGGTTTATACGCTCGTTCCGACGCATTTTCTTTACCCATACCCGACCCAGTTTGAATCGCCATTTGGTTGTAACTATATTCATCCATGTGAAAGAGTTTTCCAAGATTTGAATTGAAAAATGAACAGTTGCTAAAAAAATCAGTGTCGTCGGTTATATCCACTTCAAACCGACGTTTATGGCCTGCAAATGCTCCATAGTAATCAAGTCCGTGGACAAATTTATGCGCGTGCAGTACCTTGCTACTTAGGTACGTAAAAAACCCGTCAACGTATGCCGAATTATTAACGTCCATTATTTTAGCAATCGCAGGATTGGATTTGGGTGTATCAGTATCAGTATCAGTATCCGCGTACGTTGGAAGTTCCATAAGCTTGGACATTTCTATAGAACTGTATTTTCCCGATAAAAACCGAATGGGATCCAGTAATGGAGAGTATTTGACAAACACTCCCTTGACTTCCGGGCTGCAATTGGGCTTAGTGGTGTCCACCATCTCAACGTCCAGGTAATGTGGATCGTATTCGTCGCAGCTGTTGTCATCACTAGGTACAGGCAAGACCACTGAACGTGGTTCGAAGTAGCTGTTCAATCCAACAGTGTTATAATTTTTATTGTTTATATTTAAAAAATTTGTATAAATGGGTAAATAATTTTGAATATTTTCTAGACCGTGAACTGAATTTGAGTGTTCTAAACTTTTTAAAAACCCAGGCGAGATCTTTCGATAATAAAAATCCATTGATATAGAATGCGTGTAGAATGTAGAATGTAGAATGTAGAATGTAAAATACTATTTTTTATGTTTAATATATTTTTAACTCATTGATTTAACGTAAAGCATTCTGTTTTAAAAACCTCGATAAAAATGAACCGTTCAAGTATTTTTTATGGTAGTGGTGCGTTTTATTAAACGTATAGTGTTTTTTACCAAATGATTTTCTCACTTTCCATCCAGAACTCATTGCTCCCAGGATAAATTTCATAGTTGCGACGGTTTTATTTGACGGTGTCGGTGGTGCCGAATGTACCGGATCATAAAATCGCATTTTATAGTTGAGTGATTCGGTTTGGGCTATAATTCCCAGATCATTAAGTTTATCGTAAATGTCGTTGCTAGACATGTTCCATGTTACGGTTATATCGTCCATCCCCGCCCGACCGAGAACCATTTCAACTGTGTCATTGGTCTTAATATGAAGCTCCTTTATTGTATGCCCCGCTTCTAATATCACGAACACAAACTCCATAATTCTTAAAAGATCCATCAGGATAAAATTCGTATCTCAATTAAAAAATCGAGAGAAAATGATTCGTGCATCTAAACTCATTCACTAAAAATAAAGAAATACGTCCAAAAAATATTTAAGTATTCCACTGTATTTTTATTATTTACTTACATATCGTTACATACTACACATCGACATATCGATCGAATGCCGACATTCAAACAAAAGTCTTCTAAAAAGTTACTTACGGATACTAAAAATACGATAACCCTTGATAGTATGCATAAAGAAAAGCAAGCCGAGTTTAATTATATACAAACTGAAATCATTCCAGCACTTGAAAAAGAATTGGTAGAAAATAAACAATTCTTAAAGGATAATAGCAATAGCAATAGCATCGGCGTACGTTTGAAATCATCAAAACCTCGTACAGAACTACTTGATGAAGTGTATCATGTACGGGACCGAAACATTGAAATAAAAGAACTCTTGAAAAAACATAAACAATACATCAAAAATTATTATTTGACCAATAACAAGTACATATTTTCGTACTTTGAAGATAAAAAGGATATTTCGGAGACGCCTTCTACTAGTACTACCGCTACTACTACTACTACTAGTAATACTGCTTCTGCCAATGCTGCCACTACTAATGCTAATGCTGCGAGTGCGACGTATAAACCTAGTATGACAAAGAGTGAACGGATCCAAACATTTTTTAAAATACAACCGGTGACGCATGTACCAGTACCATCAGTAGTACCAGTACCACTACTATCAGTGCCAGTATCAGAAATGGAACAACAACCCGAAAAATCCGATGACCATAACCAACAATTAGATAACTGTGAAGATCAATTCCTCGTAAAGGAGGGGTGCGGGGAACCTTTGGCCCCCTGTTACGTGCCTAAACTTACCAATTTGCAGCATTATTTGCATAATACCGGTCGGGCATTTTTTGATTATGATAAATACGCGTACCGGTCCGATGTTTGCGCATGGTGTAACAGCGGCGAGATGGTCGCAATTGAGAGCGAGGGTATTTTGGTGTGCAACAAGTGTTCGAACTTTACGGTATATTATGTAGAATCGGATAAACCGTCATATAAGGAACCGCCAAAGGAGGCATCATTTTACGCGTATCGTCGTATTAATCATTTTCGAGAGATTTTAGCCCAAGTTCAGGCCAAAGAGACTACGCAGATCGATAACACGATCATCGCGTCGATTAAAAAACAGATCCGCAAGGAACGCATAACGCTGGATCAGTTCACGGACGTAAAAGCAAAAGAAATATTGAAAAAGCTGGGATACAATAAATATTATGAGCATATCCCGTTCATAAAGGAAAAACTCGGCATAAAACCTCCAGTCATGAGTCCGGAACTTGAAGAAACGCTGTGCAATTTGTTTATGGAAACTCAAGGCCCGTATGCTCGGTTTTGCCCCGACGAGCGCGTAAATTTTTTGAATTATTATTACACGATTTATAAGTTATGCGAACTGCTCGGACAAACGCAGTACTTGCCATACTTTCCCATGTTGAAAGACCGCGATAAACGAATCGAACAGGATGAAATATGGAAGAAAATATGCAAGGAGCTGAAATGGGAATTTATCCCGACGCAATGAAGAATTACGAATTACTTTAGAAGCAATTTAGAATTATTTTTATTTTGTTTTCATAAAATTATAAAATTTATAAACAAAATATTATAACAACATATATTATAATATTAAGCAAAACATAACATCCCAAAATGAATGAAGAATATCAAGTATACCTGAACGGTCCATTCCCAACTGATGGAATTACCATTAAAGTTAAACCTAAGAAGGAAGCAGAAGGTGGTGGCAGGCGTTTGAAAAAGTCTAAGAAGTCTAAGAAGTCTAAGAAATCCAAGAAGTCTAAGAAGTCCAAGAAGTCTGCAAAACGTAAGAGCAGAAAATAAAATAAATTATGAATAGATCAACCCCAATGTAAATAAAAATATGTAATAGTGAACAACATTCAAGTTATTTATTTTTATTTTTTAATACTTCAATAGTTAAACTTTTTTTTCAAACCCTTCGTTTTATTCCGACTCCGGTTCCGGTGCCGACGCGTGTGGTGTCCTTTTCTTTTTCCACCACCATCGCTATCGTATTGAGTACCACTAGCAAACCGATTCCCCCGATGTTTTTTAGACCAGGGTTTGGCATGGCGATATGCCACAGTACCTCGTGATGCTGCAAGAGATGGAGTCAGTGTAGTTTCATTATACTTTACCTTAACATGTTTTAGCTTACTCAATGATGATGGGGACATCTTCAAAGCGGCAGCAAGTTCATCTTCGGTTGGACTTCGTTTCAGTCGTCTTTTCAACTTTTCCTTTGTTAAGTAAATAACTTCGGGTATAACAGTTAATTGTCCGGTTGACATTTTTATTTATTTATATATATTAACATTAATTAAATAAATAAATAAACAATCGCGTAACATGTGTAAAACATTTGAAACGTCTTTGGCAACTTTTGTATTTTCACTGACATGTGTAGCGCTGTCTCTACATATACGTAAAACGAAAGAATTGTATTTTGCATCTATGTTTATTTTAACATTTTCAATTATTCAACTTCTAGATGCCGGTATATGGTGGAGCGTAACTCATAAAAACAAGGTATTAAACAATTTCATATCACGGTATGCCGTTCCATTTGTATTAGCATGTGAACTTTTAGTCAGTTATTTCGGCATAAAATATATATTTGGTTGGAGTAACCGGTACTTTGAATATGGACTACTCATATTTGTGTCTTTCATATTATTGAGTTGGGTATTCCGGTACTGTAACGATACAACTGCATATACAGTTCCATACACAGACGGCTACTTGCACTGGTGTGGGGTTGAACTGCATACTGTAGTTCGTGTTTTATTCATTCTACTTTTATTGACACCAATCGCCATTGGGCTGCCGTCAAAGTACAATTTGATAAAATATTTAATTATTATACCAATTATAGCTACATTTGTTATGACTTATATGAATGTTACATTCGCTTCGCGCTGGTGCTGGTCGTCCAATATAGTTTCAGGGTTGTTATTAGCATATTCTATATTGTATTAATATTAATATTAATGTATTAATGTTACCAAAAATAATGACATAAATGTAAGCGCGTTTTTATATGAAATAGGTTAAATCGATGGGAAGCATTCATCAAGAAGTTATAACTAAGTTGAGTCATTTCATTACGAATAAAAAAATACCCAACATTATATTTCACGGACCGAATGGGTGCGGCAAAAATACAATTCTCTCGAATTTCATTCGGGATGTTTATAATGATCTAAAACCCGTTATAAAAACCCATGTTATGACAGTGAACTGCGCATACGGACGTGGAATTCGGTTCATTCGCGAGGATTTAAAGTACTTTGCAAAAACGAATCTGGACACCGTACACGGAGAAATGTTTAAATCCATTGTATTACTCAATGCCGACAAGTTAACGATCGACGCACAATCGGCGCTTCGACGCTGTATCGAGTTGTTTTGTCACTCGACGCGATTTTTTATTGTCGTTGAAGATAAAAATAAGCTTTTAAAACCGATTTTATCGAGATTCTGTGAAATTTACGTACCTCCTCCGACCACAAGTAAAAGTTCCGGAAAAGGTGGAGGGCGTAAGATAATAGCCGCGAATTTACATACGGTAAAACTTGAACAAGTTTTGGGGTTTAAAAAACACCAGGTTGCGCGAATTATGTCACTCAAGCGGATTTTACTCAAGAATGGAATATCGGTTACTACAACAACAACAGCAACAACAGTACCTAACATCTCGTATACACAATTGATCGAAATTTCGGAACACTTGGTCGAAAATGGATACAGCGCCCTGGACGTCATTCGTATACTGGAAGAGGTGATAAGCACTACTAGTTTAGAAAACGGATCCGAAACGGATTCCGAAAAGGAATCCGAAAAGGAATTATTTAGAAATCATGAATTACTTTTAGCGTTCAATGGAGTAAAACGCGAATTTAGAAATGAAAAATTACTGATTTTATTTATTCTTTATTTTATTGTGTTTCGTTCAGAACTTGATTTAAAAAATATCACATTCATTTAAAAATCATTGAACTCATTAAAATCATTAAAATCATTAAGAAAGAAAGAAAGAAGAATAATAAATGGACGACTATTCAATCACCAATTTGTACGAGTCGAGAAACGATTTTGCAGCTCGTCTGGTAAATTTACTCACGCCTCAAATGATCCACGGGTTTCAAACCATGTTTGATGAAGCATGGAAACTTTGCATGGAAAGCGATGAAAAGGATAAGTATCTTATGACGTTTCAAAACTTTTTGTCACGCGTACCCAAATGGAATTCGACCATTATAAATACCGAGTGCGCACGTATCAAGGAGGCGAGTTCATGCAACTACTTGGAAGATCTGATTGCGTGCGTTCATGTAGTGCAGCTTAAAAGTTTGACGTGCATGCGCGTTGGAATGAAAAACAAAAAAATAAATATAGACGTGCCCAAGGCTACCGACTTTATTCATAACGCATACATTCACTGTGCTCGAAAACTGTACGCCAATATGTATTTGTACGAAAAAAACAACAATTCACTTGCCACCCAACGCAACCGGCGCGAAATCGAGCTTATTGTAAAAGAGTGCATTTTAAATGCCATGCGCGAGACCATCCCTATTGAAAAACTTATCCGAAGCTATATGGATCCAACCATTGAAGAAGACGTCGAAGTAAGCGAAGAAACTAAAATTGTCAATGAAGAGCCGATCATTGAATCGAATGGATCGACTTCGGGGGTCGATGTGGATGTTGAAATGCCGGAACTAGCCCCGTCAAATTCCAAATTGACGACGACAACGACGGCATCAGGCGCTGATTCGGCAGATGCTTCAGAAAAAGAAAAAGAAAGTGTCTCAGTTTTGGAAACGTTGGAGCAGGAGCGACTAAAAACCGCGGAAGCGAAAGAATTGGAAGCCATGCGCGAAATACTTGCCGACGTAGAATCC